GGCTCGGAATTTCTCCCAAGCCTCGAGGGCGAGTCCCTGAACCATTGCACGCGCCTCATGGTGCTCAAACTGTAAAAGCACATCGACAGATGCATCTTTGCTATCCGCGGCAAGCATATTATACAGGAGCTTCGCAAGGCCGTCAGGCTTCCTCTTAAAGTCTTCATGAACAGTGTTTCGAAAGAATATCTGCGAACAAAAATTAACTTCTAGAGGAGTATGGGTCTGTACATCAGTATGAACAAATCCTAATCCTGTACTGAATTCAAATTTGCAACCCTTAGGGAAAATACCGAAACAATCGTCTCCATTCGTAGAATGTGTGACGCTATTGTCGGATTGCATCCATAGGTTAATGTTGCTAGCTATCTCCAGTAGGTGCACACTGAGACCAGAGTCAACACGAGCCAATGAAGCCCGCTCATCTGAGTTCTGCAGGTGCGTTGTGGACTTGCCAGACAATACAATAAAGAAGGGAAGGCTGTGGATTATTCCATCACTGTCGAGGATCATCGTAAGGAGTTCTGCCATCATATAGCACGTCTGCAACTTGCGATGAAACTCCGTGGCTTTAGCTCTATCCATGTAGGCCTTATGCCACGCAATGTGCATCCAACTTCTGCCTTGGTATTCCCAACCCTGTATATCATCTGAAACGATGTCGCAATGCCCTGGTTTCCGGTGGCGCAGTTTATCAAAAAATTGAGTAAACTTACCGAGCCCAGCAGGACTGTAAAAATCAATCCCAACCTTATGGCTAGCGACACCCCAAGATTCCTTAACGGAATTGATGTAGTCACCAAATAAAATCCTGGAAATCATGTTCATTATAAGTGAGGCTCCGTAAATATTTCTTGCAACTTTACTGAGCGGTGTAGGCTCACCTTTTATAAACACTTTCGCCAGGTGCGTGTGTCCCGACCAAAAATACTTCAACCTCGTAGCTGGGTCTAAGTAATCTAGGTCTTCGTAAAGCGGCTCCTCAATCCACAATCTGAGCGTTCTATTCACATCCTCATACAACTCCAAGAGATCAACCTCTCGATTGGTGTTGCAATCAAAATAAGGAAAACCAGGTGTAGACTTGAGGTTAATATGGGTCCATGCTCTATTGAACACGTCCAATCTAAGATTACCTAAGCTATCAAACACTTGGTGCTCTTCAAACGTTTTGGGTGCCTCCCGCTGTGCAAAGATCGCTTTCATTGCTTCGGAGTACTTTCTGAGCCCTTCTTCATCGGGGGTTCGTTCTTTTCCTTCTTCGAAGCGCGTCTCTTGCGCCCTCTCGATGTAGAATCTGAGACGACCTCGCTCAACAGAACCACCCCTTGCTGGGGTTCTGAGGTTCCAGAGCTTGTCAATTTGCTCTCGGTAATGGTAGTAGAGTTCTCTTGCGGCTGGACAGGCGTCCTCTTCTCGCCCTTCGTAGATGGGTCCGAAGATACGTTCAACTGTTTCGTCGCGCTTAGCTGACTTTCCAGTTCTTTTACCTGCTGATTCAAGCTTCGCAATTCCAAAACCAAGGTCTCCAACGAGATTCCACGGGATTGCGGTGGTACTTCTAACGCCCCTACCGCCGGCGAC